CGCTAAACTGAACCAAGCCATTAGTAAGCCTTTGATTTTCTTTTTTTCTCAGGCATAACAGCACCTTGACCTTGTACTTCAAGTTCAGGTTTACCTGTACCAATGTAGTTAAAAGCTTTATCAGCAGTTGTTTTAGATCTAGGATCTATTTCAACGCTCTGATCTGCAACTTTAACTTCTTTGATATTATCCATTTTTTCCATTGTTGCTCCTTATTTTTATTTTTCTTCAATTTTAACTTTTTTAGCACCAGATTTAGCTAAACTAACTCCAGCTCTTAACATTGCTAGTTCTTTATTCTGTTCTAGCTTATCATCAAAGTTAGATTGGTTCATCATAGCCCTCATACGGTCTAAATTCAACCTTTCTTCACCTTCATCTTTTTTTCTAGAGTCATCCATTGCTTTTAAATCTAGTTCTCTAGCTTTTAATTTAGCAACAGGGTCATTTCCGAACTGACCCATAATTCTATTCTCTTCATTTTTAAATTCTTCCGTCATTTCTGCAATTAATTTTGCTTTTCTAGACTCCATTGCTAGAGTTAGCGCTAAAATTTGTTGTTGAACGTTAGGATCTTGTTGTGCAAGAGCGGGATTTGCTTGTAATTGTGCTAATTGTTGTAGTTCTTCTGTAAATTCTATTTCAATTTGCTCTTGAGACATCAAAGAAATGTGTTCAAAGATGTTTTTTTCAAGTGAACCTAGTACAACAGGGTTATTTCTAGCTAAATTTGTAGCCATAAAGTTTAAATGCACTGTAATATGTGCTCTGTGGTCTTGTCCTTTGAACGCTTGGAAAGGTTTTCCAGATAAAGCTAGTATATTTTCTGTAGCTGGGTCCATTGGCATAGGTTGTTTTGGTGGTGGTAAAATTTTATCGATGTCTTTTACACCAATCGCTTCATACATTGACCTGTAGGCTTGATATAAATTATGAATCTGTGGATTAGACGTTGCAAGTTGCAATTCTGTTTGTGCCATAGATATTCTTTGTGTCTGTGAAAATATATTTGGATCAGCAATAGGAACAATATCAACTCTATCATCAAAATCTGTTTGTTTAATATTTCTTTGTCCACCTACAACATCGTATGGATACTCTGGTGGTAGATATGTTTTAAATACATCTGCTAATAATTTAAATTCTTGTTTCATTGCAACATACAATCTTTTGTGTATAGCAGACATTACACGTGAACCTCTTTCAAGTAATGCAACTGTAGTACCTACGGCTGCTGATTGATTCATGTCACCTACTTGCATGTCAGCAATTGATGCAAATCTTTGACCTGCATTAACGACAACACCCATTAATTGTAAAAGAGTTGCTGATGGTTCCTTAAAAGGTAAAGGTAAAAAGGCATCACGAATATTACCACCAGGTGCGTCTACATCTCTAAACTCACCGGGCTGAATCGATTGTGCATCGTCTCTTATTCGGATGCCTCTTTGTTTAAAACCTGCGGGCAGATTGGAAAGGGTACCCGCATCTAGTAATTGACGGAGAGCTGCTGTTGCAGTTCTTGAGAGCCCGCCAATCATGTGTATCAAACCAAAACCATAAAATCCAAGTCCTGGCAGAAATTTAAAATGAACAAAATATTGGATTTTTTGTTTAGTTGGATCATCAAGTTTAAAATTTCTTCTGATAGATAAAACTTTTCTTGTACCTGTTTCAATTGTTACAACGTAAGGTAATTTAATTCCTGTAGATTCTCCTGCTTCATCTCTATCTTCAAAACCTTCAAGATCTAAATTTATATGACATTCAATTAATTGAAAAATATCTTCGTCTCTAGTTTTTCTAACACCTTCAAGTTCTCTTTCTTTCTTTTCAACTTCTGTTTCTTGCATGTAAGATGGATTAACTTCTATGTCTCTATAAAACCCACCAACTTGTTTTTTTCTTAAATCGTTTTCTGAAACCTTAATCGTGTGCATCACTGCATCAGCATCATCTAATGATGTGGCAGTGTATGGCACGATTAAATCATCTGCTGGTACAAATTTAGAAACTGCTCTTTGTAAAAGTTCATCGTAATAAACTTTTTTAAAAGCAGAACCTGATAAAGGGAGATAAAACAACATTTGATCAAATTCAGGTTCGTATTCTTTCATTTTATCCATCAGTTGATAGTTCATGAAATCTTTTACTCTTTGTGATTGTTCTTCTTTGGCTCTGTCTGATACACCGATGGTCTGTGTTCTAACAGGTCCTTGTGCTGGTAATAATTCTTTATAAGCTTGTGCTTGGAATTGTGTAACTGCTTCTGCTAATACAGGGTGTGTTGCACCACTTGCACCTTGGAAGGGTTGTGTTCTATCTTTGTATTTGAATCCTAATAAATCTAAACCTTTGGTATAACCATCTTCCCAATCTTTTCTTGATGCTTTGTATTGTGTGTAGTTATCAAATAAACTTGATCCTAAATCATCTAAAACATCATCAGGTAATAATTCTGCTAAGTTAGCGTAATGATCTCCACCACCTTCAGGGCTCGCGGCTCCTGGTTCGAAATTAATTTCTACACTACCATCTTCACCTTGGATGACTTCCGTATTCTCGGGGTTCGGGGGAACGTCTTCTGTAGACTCCGCCGCCTCTACAAGTTCATCTTCACTGGGTAGTTTTATTGTTTGCTCCACGTTGGGTAGAGCTTTGTCGATATTGTCTTCTGCCATTTGGTTTCTCCAATCCTACATTCTTAACAGTATTATATTCAATATTCAACCCCTGTGGTTGTGGACCTGATTTAGGGGGTATGGTTTTAGTTAGTTTTCTGATCATACTAACTCTAAATCTAAAATAGCCGATCTCTTCTTAGGTTCTTCAATAGGTGAAGTAAATAAAGCCTCTCGTTGTATACTGTTTGATGGATAAGTTGATCTATCCAAATGGTCGTAAGATTTGATATCAACCATCATAGTTCCATCTGCAGGACCACCTTCTTTTTTTAAAAATCTAGCTATTTTTGCAAATCTACCTGCTGGTGTTAAACTTGCTGCACCGACCAGGGCTCTCTTAATTTTTCCACCCAATAATTTTTGTTGTTTTATTTGTTCTGGAAAATTTAATAATCCAAGAGCTCTTTGCTCTGGTGTCATTGTACGAATAGGAACATCATCCAACATACCCATACCAAAAGTATTTCGTGGATTGATACCTTGCACGCTAGCAAGACCTCCTGTTTTTTCATTCATCAATACACCTTGAAGAACACCGTTTGTTTTCATAACTAAATTTTGAATTTTATTATTAAGAACACTTATTTCTTTTTGAGCGCTAAAAGGAATTTTTTTACCTTTAAATCTTTTAACAATCTTGTTTTGTTTGTTGTAAAGTTTTTCTAGTTCTGTCTCAAATGGTTTAATAAGTTCGGAATTTATAATTCTTACATCTAATCCTAAACTCTGTGCTAATAATGGAGCGTTGAATTTACTTAATTGTTTTAAACTTGCTCTATGAGCTAAGTCAATACCTTTGATAGGATCTCTTGAAAATTTCTTTCCAGTTAACACACCTTTTGCTCTAGCAATTTTTGTTTCTTCTGCAGGTTTTGAAACTTTTGCAATCCTTTCTCGTCTCTCTTTTTGTTTTTGTTTTTTATACGCTTTGCCTTCGTAAGGTGGAGATGGATATTTTAAGTTTAATCTATTTTTATATTTTTCTGTTTGAATAGTAGCTTGTTTAAAAGTTATACCGTGTTTTTTAGCGAGTTCATTTTTACTCAACACTCCAGCATCTTTAGCTGCCTGACTGTTTAATGGATGTTTAAATTGTTTTCTTAAATCTTCAATAAAAGCTTTTTGTTTAGCGGATCCTTCAGGAAATGGATTAATACTTTCTAAATATTCTTTAGAGGCTCCTGTTCCAAAGGCATCTAATGATTTATAATAAAGTGTTTTACCTTGATTAGTTTTTTTAGGAAATCTATAAACTGATGTTTTTTTAGTTCGACCTATTCTTTCCATTACACCGCCAGTATGTTTGCAAGACCCATGTCACCTACAATCATACCTCCGCCTGCCATTTTAGGTTTG